GCAGGTCTAGAAGTTCAAGCAGGTAACATTTCAGGTCTTACAGGAACTGGTAGACCAGGATCAAATACAGCAGTGGGCACATCATTTGAACAATTGAATGAACTGGGCGGCACTCGTAATGAACTATATACAGATCCTTCAACAGAATCTACAGGTCAACAGATCAAAGTAGTATCAGCAAGTTCAGACGATACCAATTCAGGTTCAGGACATGCTCGTCGTGTTAAAGTACTTGGAACAGGACCATTAGGTGTGGAACTGGAAGAGAACATTAACCTAAATGGAACAGCACAAGTAACAAGTGCAGGCTTCTTTACAAGTGTATCAGCAATTAGTGTAAACAGAATTGGTTCAGGCGGAACAGTAAATGCAGGTAACATTACAGTATTTGCAAATGATGGATCCACAGCTCTTTTACAAATGGATGCTGGTGATGGTAGTGGTAGTTTTGCAGGAATATATGGTATGTCAGGTAAAAAGATATATGTATCACAACTGTTTGCAACAGCAATTGAATCAGCAGAAGTAGCTGTGTTTAAAAGAAATGCTGGTAAAGGATTTGTTAAGAAACAAACTCTTTTCCTAAACAACAATGCTTTCAACTATGTGTCACAAGTGCCACTAGTAATTGAAAACGGTGATTGTGTAGAAGTTCGTGCAAAACGATTAGGATCAACAGATGCTAAAGTTAATGCTGACCTTCAGGTATTCATTGAAACAGTATAATCGTGCCACTAACAAAACCCCAGGGTGCGATCTTTGAACGAACTACACGATTTGCCTGCGTTTCGGCCGGACGGAGATTTGGTAAATCATATCTGTCTATTTGGGAGATTGCCCGAAGTGCCAGAAATCCTAATAGTAAGGTGTTCTATATTGCACCTACCTATAGGATGGTTAAGCAGATCATCTGGGATACTTTACTAGAAAAGTTAGGTAAAGTTCGCTGGATCAAACAGGTTAATATCAGTGACCTGACTATTACACTGGTTAATGGTAGTAAAATCTACCTGCGTAGTGCTGATAATCCTGATGCACTTCGTGGTGTAAGCATGGACTTTCTAGTACTCGACGAATGCGCCATGCTGGAACAGCGTATGTGGACGGAAGTTTGCAGACCCGCACTAGCAGACAGACAGGGCGGTGCACTGCTTATTTCAACACCCAGAGGCGGTAACTGGTTCAAGGATTTGTGGCAACATGCACATCATTTGGAAGACTGGAGTGCGTACAGTTATACCACAGTTGAAGGCGGGCAAGTAAGTGCCGATGAAGTTGCTCAAGCTCAACGGGAAATGGACGAAAGAACATTTCAACAGGAGTTCCTAGCAAGTTTTGTAAACTATTCAGGACTTGTATACTACAATTGGAAACCGGAAATGATACAGACTAAAACTGTTGACAGCCGTGTTGTTCATGTGGGTATGGACTTCAATGTCACACCACTAGTAAGTGCGATATGTGATGTAACAAATGGACACTTTCATTTCTATGATGAAGTTGTTCTTAATCAGAGCAACACATATGAAATGGCAGATGAACTTACTAGAAGATATAAGAACAAAAGAATTATAGGGTACCCTGACGCGAGTGGACAAGCAATGAAAACATCATCTCGCAACAGTGATCATAATATCCTAAGACAGGCAGGCATAGATCTGTCAGTCAATAGAACAAACCCGAGGGTAGAAGATAGAATAAGTGCTGTCAATCTAGCTATGCAACAGGGCCAGTTCAGTGTTGATCCTAAATGCAAGAACATCATTAGTTGTTTGAGCAAACAGGTATACAAGGAGAATACTAGAATACCTGACAAAGGCGTGTATGACCATATGAACGATGCAGTGGGTTATGCCATTAATAAACTAGCGCCTATTAGGAGACCTCAACACGAACCGATAACACAGCAGAGATTCGGTCATTATTAAGGCTAAATAACTGCATAACCCTTTATAGGAGTATATAAACATGATGGATTTGGACAATTTATTACAGGAACATCCAGCATATCAGCACCATGCTAGTCAAGCTGACTACTATTATAGAAGTTACATAGGTGGTGAGCAATATAAAGCTGGAGAATACCTAACAAAATATATCGGTGAAGATAATTCACCGGGCGATCAATACTACAAGCGTATTCAATCAACACCTCTTGACAATCAAGTAGCAACAACAATTGATATCTATAGAAGTTTTCTATTTAGAAACTTACCTCACAGAACATTAGGACTATTGCATGAACATCCTCTAGTTCATGAATGGTTAAATGATACAGACCAGGAAGGACAAAGTCTAAACAGTTTCCTAAAAACAATGAATGATCTTGCAATGGTGCAGGGTAATCAATGGATACTGGTTGACAAACCTTCATATGCTGTAGACACACAGGCTCAGGAAATAGAACTGGGTATTCGTGCTTATGCGGCAACATATTCACCAGCCAATGTACTGGATTGGTATTATGAAAGAACCATAGCAGGAAAAAGAGAATTAAAATACATTAAAGTTATTGAATCAAACAATGATGAATTTATGAACATCACAGTCTGGTATCCAGAACATGTTCACAAATACAAAGTTGAAAAAGATACACTAAACAAGCCTAGCAAAATAATAGACATACAAGAATATCCAAATCCTCTTGGTTATGTTCCATTCATTTGCCATGCACCTCTTAGATCACCCACAATGGGTAAAGGCTATAGTATTATTGCAGATGTTGCTAACGCACAAAAGACAATATACAACCTATATAGTGAACTGGAACAAACTATAAGAATTAGTTCACACCCTACTCTAGTAAAAACACCATCAACAGATGCAACAGCAGGTGCTGGTGGTATTGTAACTATACAGGAAGATCTAGAACCACAACTAAAACCTTACCTTCTTACTCCGGGTAATTCAACAGTTAGTGGCATACTATCAAGTATAGCACAATTAAATGATTCAATAAAAAGAATGACACATACTTCAGCAGTTCAAGTATCAACAGGTCAACCCATGTCAGGTGTTGCACTAAAAGTGGAACAAAATCTATTGAATGCTAGACTAGCTGATATATCAGATACTATTAGAGAAACAGAAATAAAAATGTGGCGTATCTGGGCAGACTGGCAAGCACTTGAATTACCTGAAGAGTTTGATGTTGAATATTCAGAATCATTTGATCTACAGGATGAACATGCCCGTATGGAGTTTCTAATGAAAGCTCGTGCAAGTGGTGTCACTAATCCAGCATTTCAGAAAGAGATTGATAGACAGTTAATTCACATGGTAGTTGAAGATGACGAAGAAGCAAACCTAATGATTACAGAAGCAAACGAAGGATTTAAACCACATACTATGACAAATCCACAAACAGGAGATGTTGTAGTTGCTAACACTGAAGCTGAACATTTAGAGTTAGGCGCTCAGGGTTATGTTCATGTAGATGAGTTATAATGGATCCCAAAGAACACGCAAAAAAGATTGATGATGTTCTGCAAAATATACAGGACGGGGTTTTTGATAATTTAAAAGCTCTGGAAAATAGTATTGCAGAACTAGTAGCACAAGGTGTAGAACCTCAGGGTCTAAGACCTGCCATCATAGCAGAGTTTGAAAAATATTCTGAAGGTGTCAAAGACAGTGCAAGTCAAGTAAAATCAATTGCTGAAGATACAATTGGTGACGGTGTAAAAACTGTGGAAGATGATCTAGCAATGTCTGCACTTACTGAATCCACTGCACTAGGTGTACAGAGTGAAGTAAGAAACGGTGCAGAGGGTGTCATAACAGCCCTTACACTAGCAGGAGCGGCAGGTTTAGGCACAGATGCACTAGTTAAAACAGCAAGAGCAAGAGTTTCTGGTGTTTTTATGGAGAGCGACGATGCTCTAGTAAAAAGAACACAAAGAAAGCTGGATCAATTACTTAAGAGAGGCACTGCTTCAAGAGATGAAGTAGCACAAGCAACTAGAGTAATTCGAGACAGACTAAATGATGTCAATGTCACTAACAGTGTCAGAGACCTAGCAAGTAAAAAGGTTAATGATACTGTCATGCAGTTTGATGGTGCCTTTACAAAAGGCAGAGCCAAAAGACAGGGTATCAAGAGATACAGATATGAAGGTGGCATTATACGAACTTCAAGAGATTGGTGCAATCAACATCAAGGACAAACATATACAGAAGAAGAAATCTTCAATATATGGAACGATGATTGGGCAGGTAAAGAACCTGGCGATCCCTTTGTTGTAAGAGGTGGCTATAATTGTAGACATTTCTGGGTGCCCATTGAAGATGAATAAATACAAATGTAAAAGGATACTGATATGACAGACAAAATCATAGATAACACTGAATCAACAGAGACTGGTGCTGTTGAACAGGAGACTACAAAAAGCCAGGAACAGAGCAAAATGTTCAGTCAACAGCAGTTGGATGAAATCGTTGCAAAGCGTGTGGCACAGACTAAAGCCAAATACTCTTATGATCCTGAGGAAGTCAACAACTTAAAGGCTTTCAAAGAATCAGTAGAAGAGGAGCAACTAATCAAGCGTCAAGATTTTGATAAAGTTGTAGCTAAACACAAAGAGAAATCTTCAGCAGAGATTGCTAAACTCAGAGATGAGTTGACAGCAATTAAAGTTGATGGTGCTCTTATTAGCTCAGCAAGTAAATCAAAAGCAGTGGCACCAGACCATGTTGCAAAATTGTTAAGAACACAAGTTAAATTGGACGACCAAGGTTCAGCTATTGTTATAGATAAGGAAGGTCAACCTAGATATACAGACTCAGCAGAGCCCATGTCCATTGATCAGTTAACTGAAGAGTTCCTAGCAAGTAACCAATACTTCAGGTCAGCAGGACCTGCAGGTACAGGTAGTGAGTCAAATGTTGCACCACGAAGTTCGACCGAAGTTGAACTTTCGCAATTAGACATGACAAATCCTGATCATCGTCAGGTTTACAAGAAGATGATGAAATCAGGTAAACTATAAAGGATAATATATCATGGCAAACGAAAACTATATGTCACCATTAAACTCAGACGGTTTGGTTGTTCCGGTTAGATCCGCGGCAGTATACCACGCCCATGAGAATTCACTGTTCCTAGGCGGCGAACTTATTCCTGTGGTAAACGCACCACAAGGTATCCTAAGAGTTCCAGAATTAGGCGCAGTAGACGCAGACACAGTATCATCAGCAACGAATGCTGACTTAGAATCTGAGTTACCAGCAGTAACAAAGAATGACATTGTAGCTGAATTAATCGCTTCAAGAACTGTTATTCGTGACCTAGGAAACATCGACGCAAACGAAGTTGGTAGAGTTCTAGGTATTGCAGTAGCAAAAGCATTTGACCAGTCAGTATACACAGCACTGAACTCAGCAACATCATCAACAGCTGACTCTGTTCCACTATCAGTAGCAGACATCTTTGATTCAGTTGCACAGATTCGTGCAAACGGTGAAATGGGTCCATTATACGGTGTATTAACACCGGCAGAAGCAACTAACATCCTAAAAGAAATCGGAACAGCGGCATACGCAGGTTCAGATACTTTCCAAGCAACAGCTCTAAGACAGGGTTCAATTGGAAATCTAGCAGGTGTTCAGTTCTTCATGAGTTCATACATTACTACTTCAAACACAGCAGGTTATATCTTTGGTGCAGATTCAATGAGAATTGCTATGCAACAAAATATTACTACTGAAGTTGCTCGTAGAGCGGCGGCTGTTGGTAACGATGTTGTAACTTCACTTCACGCAAAAGCGGCTTTAATTGACGCTAACCGTGCAGTTAAACTAATCAATGTATAATAATTGATTATTCAATTATATTGATTACAGTGAGCAGGAGTGCAAACTCCTGCTTACACAAACTGGAGATAATAATATGGCATTTGCTACAAACAAAGACTTATATGAATATGCATCAGAGGTATTTGATCAAGGCGTGGAAGACTGGGCACCTGAATTAGCGAAAGCTGAAACAGATGTTTCAAATTTTGTGCAGATCAAATGGTATAACAACCATCACAATAGAAAAGATTACTCTAAAGCTAAACTAACTGAGTCACAATGGACAAGAAGCACTGTTTACAGAGCTCTTGCTCAGCATATCCTACCTAAATTATCTACATTTAGACCTGAGTCAGATCCTTTTCGAGAACAAATTATATTCTACAAGGAAAGATTTGATGAAGAACTAGATATGCAATTTGGTCTGGGTATACAGTATGACGAAGATGGTGATGGTGTTGTTCAGGATGCAGAAGTTCACGAATACAAACAGGATAGGCTATACAGATGAGTTTTACAAACACAAGAGAAGATATTGTATCAGAGATATTTTCAAAACTAAAGGCTATGAACTCACCTAGATTAGGTAAGATTGTTCGCGATCCAATTGTTGCGGAGGACCTACCTAAAACAGCCTTTCCTGTAGTTTATATTGAAACTACAGATGAAGACATTGAAGACATAACAATTAATACTAAACAACTAAGACATGGTATGATGGATGTTGATATTGTTGCAATCATTAGTGGAACCAATAGAGACAAGCAAAGAAATATTATAGTTGAAGGAATTGAGAATGCATTGTTAGCAGACAGAACAGTCAATAATAAGGCTACTCATATTGCTCTCACACGAGTTGAGAGCGTTGAAGTGGGGCAATCCGCTCCATATGCAAGTGTAAGAATGGTGTTTACTGTTAAACGCCATTATACAATAACATAAGAGAGGTATAATTATGGCAGTATATCACGGATCAGCAGGCGCACTATCAGTTGGTGGCACCACTATTGCACAAGTTCAAGAGTGGAGTGTTACACACAACGCAGAAATGGTTGAAACTACATCATTAGGTAACAATACATCTAATGCAAGAACATTTTCAAAAGGTCTAGAATCTTTTGAAGGTTCAGCAGAAGTAATAATGGTATCAGATGGAACTACAGGTTTTAGAGATTTTAATACAGATTTACAATCTGGAGCAGAAGTAACAGCAACCTTTTTCGTTGACAGCTCAAGTGGAAGCGATGTTGAATTAAGAGGACTTGTATTGATATCAAGTGTTGAAACTACTACAACATTTGACGATATAGCTAGAATGTCAGTTACATTTACAGGCACTGGTTCACTGTTAGTTGATACAAACGATAGTAACTAATCATGAGCAAGGCACGCAAGGCAATAACTGGTCTCACAAGAGAAATCAATAATGACTTGCGTGTCTTTGCCCAGGACTTTTTACAGAACTTAAAAACTACGACACCCATTAGAAGTGGCTTTGCTAGAAGCAAATGGGTATCAACTTATTCTGGCAAAGGCATAGGCTCAGGAGGAAAAATCCCTATTGCTAAAAATGATGCTAGTTATATAGGCGTCCTGGATGGCAGATCACCTCGGGGCTTCTGGAGCAGTCAAGCACCACAAGGAGTGGTTGAACCTGCACTAAAGAAAACAAAACTTAAAACAAGGAAAAGATAATGACAACAAAAACAACGACTAGTGTTTTAGATAACGCAAAAGAACATTTTAAAGAATCATTAGCAAATGGTTTAGAAAAGATTGCAGTTCCAGAATGGAACACAACAGTTTATTTCAAACCCAGTGTAAATTTTGCTACTCAACAAAGAGTAATTAAACTACACCAGGAGGGTAAACTTGCAGAAGCACTTGTTGAAACTCTTATTGCAAGAGCATTAGACAAGGACGGTAAAAGGATGTTTGGTATAAATGATGCAACAGAACTTATGCATCAAGTAGATCCAGATGTTATTGTAAGAGTATGTACATACATCAATACATTTGACAAGTCTGGAGAAAAAAGCCTGGGAAACTAGGAACTGACCACGATTTACTATTTTTATATAAAGTAGCTGAAACCGTTGGTCAGACAGTTGAATGGGTAATGAATAATATGTCGGTCTTGGAACTTCAGGGCTGGGCTAAATACTACAAATACCAAGCCCAACAGGCAAAAAGGAAAAGGTAATGGCTGAATATACTATTAATATTAACGCAAAAGACAATACTAAGGCGCAGTTTGGTAATATTAATACAGGACTAGCCGGCATGACTGCAGGTGCAGGCAAGTTTAAAGCGGCTTTAGGTGCGGCAGGTGCGGCACTAGCGGCTTTCGGTATTGGTTCAAAGATCAAAGGTGCTATTGATGACTTCGATAACCTAGCTAAATCTGCTAGAATGGCAGGTGCGACAGCTAGTAACGAAGCCTTCAAAGGTTTTCAAGTTCTTCAAACAGCTATGGGCGAAGCTGGTATTGATGCGGCTACATTTGAAAGAGCCATGCTTCAAACTACAAGTAGATTGAAAGCAGGAACTGAAGGACAAAAAAGTTTTGCGGCAGTAACTGATAAACTGGGTGACAGTTTATTGGATATGAATGGTAATCTAAAGTCAGGACCAGAACTATTAAAAGAAATGATGAATGCCCTTAATGCGGGTAAAATTACAACAGAAGAATTTGCTAAAGTAGTTGGTGGTAGAGCTGGACCACTTATTCAACAACAATTTGCAAGTTTAAACACATCAGCAGAAGCATTAGAAGCAACACTAGCAGATGTAGAAGGATCAGCCAACATCGTTCCATTAGGTGCGGCTGAAAATGCAGAAGTATTCAATGATACCTTAGGCAGATTAGGTATGGCAATGGAAAAATTATTAACGGATGCCATAACACCTCTCTTACCACACCTAACAAAATTTGCACAGGATCTATTGGCAAATATGCCTGCAATCGTTGATAAAGTATCAGCGGCATTTGGTGCACTTGAACCAGTATTTGGTCTAATAGGCACAGTTCTCACACAGGTTGTATTTCCTGTATTACAAAAAGTATTCGAAGTATTAGGGTTTATAGCAGAAGCTATTAGTCCACTAGTAGATAGTGCAATACCTGCACTAAAAGCTGGATTTGAAGGGTTACAGGGCATCGTTGATGCCATAGTAGGTGCATTTACAAAGGTTGTGGATACACTGGGTGCTATTGGTGATAAAGCAACAGAATTAAAAGATGCAACTGTTGGTGCATTCAGTGACATGAAGGATAATGTTACAGGTGCTGTCAGTGATATGGCAGACAAAACAACAGGATTCTTCAGTGACATGTATGACAAAGTTGTTGGTGGTTCAATTGTTCCTGATATGGTTAATGGTGTTCTAAGTGAATTTAACAGAATGAACACAGGTGTTAAGACAACAACTATTGATCTAACAGCTACAGTAACAACTGAA